TTTTGTTGGAGGAAAAACAGAAGTAGAGCAGAAACAAAGAAAGCCTCGCATTGAGGACGCTGTAAGAGCGTGTAAGAGTGCCAAAGATGGCGTAGTTTCTGGGGGCGGGGTTGCACTTCTACGGGTTTCAGAGAAGATAGACGACTCAACGGTGGGTGGTAATCTCGTTAAACAGGCAATTCGTGAACCATTCACTCAGATTGCAGTTAACTGTGGGCTATCACCTGCTGAAATTGAGTCAAAACTCGTAGATGGCTATGACTTTAAGAACAATAAATATGTAAATGCAATAGAAGAAGGCATTGTAGACCCATTCAACGTGACCAAAAGTGCCTTTGAATCAGCGATTAGTGCTGCTAAGACTATTTTAACTAGCGATGTACTCGCTTTTGAGGAAGAAAAAGATGCTTAAACTCGAACCAAGATGTGGTATCTGCCAAGAAATTAAAAAAGAATACCGAGAAACCAACTCTTCCAAGTTAGAAAGACGAATTAACAACTGTCGTAAGTTCAATGACTTGGGAGAACCACAGTCTAGGATATGTCGTGACTATGGGTTTGCCCCACTTTCAATGAACAAACACCTAAAGATGCACCAAAACCCAGATGATAACGCCCTAATTGAGAACAATATGGAGCGAAACATCACCAAGGCTGCTTCTAGGACAGAAATTCGTAACGAACTAGCCGAAATAGGGATGGAACAGCTTAAAAATGGCGAAATCAAGATGAACGCTGCCACTATTAGAGCCGTTCTTAAGGACCAAGACGATATTGAACTAAAACAAAAAGACCAAGCCATTAAGGTGATGGAAACAATCGCTGCATTTATGGCTGGAGAGGTGAAGAATGAACTACCAGACCCTGCCGACGCAATTCAAGGAAGCATTATCGAAGTCAAAGAGTGACCCAGTTTACTTTGCTAGAGAGTTTCTTGGAATTGAACTTCACCCAGGACAGATAGACTACATCAGAAGTAGAGATAAGATTAACGTCTTAAGCCCTGCCAACAGGTACGGGAAAACGACCTTAGTTTCTGTTTTACATATTTGGTATCAGTGGACCAAGAAAGGTGTACGTCAGGGCGATATGAGGGCGTGGATGAACGCTGAGTATCTAACTTGTGCTCTTGCTCCCCATTCTCAGCAAGCAGACGTGGTGGTTAGGACTATTAGACAGATTCTAACCTCGTCTTATTCTTTCCCAGACCCAGAAACGGGTAAATTAGTCTCTAATAAGTGTAAGATTGAGTGGTTTTTAACTAGATGTAACGAGACAGCCCCAATGTATCTAGAATTTGCCTTTGGTGGCAAAACTTTAGTTCGTTCTACTGGTGAAGACAGAGGTAAGTCGATTGCAGCTAAATCATTCGCATATATCGGCTATGACGAAGCAGGAAAGTCGCTTCATTTAGAAGAAGAGTATAAATCCACCCTCTTACCTCGTTTAGCTGACCTAGATGGCGATATTGACCTTATTGGAACGCCAGATGCCGACTCTCCATCGTTTGTATTCTTTCAGGAACTATTTTGGCGTGGTGGTGGCGATAACTACCCAAAACAACCACTTCATTACTCACAGGAAGGCTCTGCCGCTCAGAACCCCTATCTTCCTAAAGGATATGTTGAGCAAATGAAACTTAAGTACCCACCTGGAGACCCATACCTACAACAAGTACTATACGGTAAGTTCATCTCAGTGGGTAATAAGGTCTTTGACCACCAGAACATTATTAAGTGTGCCAAGGAGATTCCAGAGTATATCCCCTATGAATCAGGCCACCGTTATGTGATTGGGGTTGATACAGCGATTGGGAATGATGATATTGTTTTTACCGTCCTTGACTGGACAGAAAAGCCATATCGTGTTGTAAGAATCTCAGCTAAAAAGGGTAACTCTCAGAGCCCAATGCTTCATTTACAGGATTTGATGGACATTTTTTATCATTACAATGTAAACGGCCAATGTAAAATTATATTAGAAACATTTAACGGTGAGTCAATGCGTTTTTACTACGACTTACCAACAGATATGAGATATGCCACTCGCACTTTTGGAAGTGGTAGAATCGTCGGAGTTACAAAGCGAGCAGGACAAGTTGACCGTAAAGAGGACATCTTAATAGCCACTAGGAAGATTCTAGACGCTCTTGAGGTTGAATTTTCGGAGAATCACCGTAAGTTAATCCAACAGCTTGCTAACTACACTCAAAACGACGACAAGATTCGACAAGATTACGTAATATCGTTCGCCCTAGCGTGTTTCTATGCGACAGACGGACAACCTAAAAATAAAGTACTAAACTCGACAGGAATGTCTTGGTAAAGGGATAAGAATGGCAAAAAAAGACAATATTGCTGCGAAAGAGATAGAAGACCTTAATCGTAGTAATAAAATGAAAGTGTCTGAGGCAATTAGAGCTAAGATACTAGAACTCAACAGCGAGATAGTCGAGAGAAACCAGTATATGGACATAAGAGATAATATTCTCTATGATTCAGATGCTATTTTTGAAGGCATCAATATCAAGGCTGGTTTTGACAAGACTAAATTTAATTGGCTTCCTAGAGCCAAAGAAATCCACACCTTCCAAGTTATGGGGCGTGGGTTCAATGTTTTATCTAGGTATGACAAGGAAGATGTCTCAGTTTTTGAGGCGAACTCTCCAGAACGCAAGAACGCTGAACTAAAGAACACCAAAAAGGCGATTGAAGCCTCTAACTCAAAGACAATGATTGATTCTGTCCTTGAGGATAATGGCGGTAGAGCTATCTTTATGAATATGGCAGCCGTTGCCTCGGCTTACGGTGTTGGTATCATCAAGAAATGGATAGACTTCTCAGAAAAGGGTGATGACCAGATTAAGATTGTTTCAATTGAATCTCCTCAGAACTTTATCGCTGGTTGGTCTTCAACCAACTTTAGAGAGCGAGACTTCGACGGTATCACTTACAAGATTTCAGTTGATAAGGCTGACAGAATGTATGGTGATAAACTCTACGCTGACCAATCTTTCCAACCAGATGAGCGTACAGGGGTTGAAGAGGGCGATAATGTCCTACCAAACCAAACCTCTCGTGAAATGGTAACGGTAATTGACTTTGTAGGTCGTGTCCCTGGGATTAACGGTGGCGAGCCATTCCACGCCCTAATCGTCGGTGACTACCTTGTCGGCTATGAGACTCGTTCTAGATACTTCCCTAAATACTATTTATTCCAAAATAGAGAGAAACTACGCAGACCTTGGGGTCTTTCTGATATTTCTGACGAAGCGATTGATATGCAACGCACCTATATCGCTCTCATGTCAGATGATATTACCCTACTTAAAAAGATGTTTCCAAAGATTCTTGCTAAAGGCTTTGAAGATATTAATCTACCTCAAGCCGTTCAAGGTGAGATTCAGGTCTTCCCAGTAGCTCTTGACCAAGATATGTCAATCCTCCAGTTCCAACCAGGGACTTACCCTTACAAGCAGATGCTAGATGAGGTTAAGGAAGGTCTTTTCCGCTCACTTGGTCTTGGCAGAGTGATGATTGATGACCCATCAGTTTCATTTGAATCTAACCAAGCCCTAATGACAGGCATGAAATCAACTATCGACATTGCTGAAGATAAGCAGACTCGTTGGAAAGAAACTTTAGTTGAACTCTTTGAAGATATATTAGAAGACCTAAAAGAAATTGATAAAAACATCGCCAAGATGATTGGTGAAGATGTCATTATTGATGTTGAGTGGCCTTCAGTTCTTAGAAAAGAAGACGCTGCTTACAATGCGACTCTACTTAATGATGTTAGAGCAGGCCTTATCTCAGTAGAAACCTACCTAGAGAAAAAGGGTTACTCTAATGTCTCAGAAGAAATCGACAGAATTAAAAATAATATGCAAGACCCAATTCTTGGAGCAATCCTTTCTGCTAACTTAAGAATGGTCAACCAACTGGCAATCCAAGAAGGCCAACAGCCACAACAGGGTATGCACCAAATGCCTGATGGCTCAATGATGCCAGATTCGCAGATGCCAACCAACGCTCCATTAACAGTAGACCAGAATCAACAAGGCACACAGCCGATGAGCATGGCAGGGAGTGGTGCTCCCGCAGTATCACCAGAAGGTGCAGCTGCTACAATGAACCAGAATTTGGGGGCGTAAATGCCTTTACAGCAACGATATATTAGGGGCCCATACAAAACTACCTCCTCTCTTTTTAAGAGTGCCAAAGCTGCCCAAAGCAAGATGCAGTCAGCAGAAGATGCCGAGATGAAGTTTCTTTGGAATACGAACCAAATCTCTAATGAACAATACATGGACTACGCCACTAAAAGGTCTGGTCAGTACGATATGAGCAACCCAGCTCAAACTCAAGACTCTATTGCTTGGCAAAGAACTGTTCTTGGGGTTAGAAAAGAGATTCGCTCTGACTACCGCTCTCAGAAACTTTATGAAATGTCGCTTACTCCTGGTAAGGACTTTGAGGCTAAGTCAGCGATGTACGAAGAACTCTATAAGATGGCCGCTGAGGATAATGACTTAGATGCGATGCTTTCAATTCAAACCCAGTATAACAACAACCTTCAAGCTGCTGCCAAGGCAGGCGAAGGTGCTGCTAGAAAGGCCCTCTCTCAGAAGTGGGGAACAATGCGTAATGAAATTGAAGATGCCAAATACGCTGCCTCTCAAGAGACCGACCCCGCTAGAAAAGCTGTACTTCTTGCCAACGCTGCTATTAATGAATATCAGTTAAACGGTGAGATGGCTCAAGTTGAAGACAACCCCGTCTCTTTACAAAATATTCAGCAAGCGATGCGTAAAGCTGAAGATAATATTAATAAGAATGCAGCCCTCGTCCAGGGTGAGGTGGTAACTGATGCTAATGGCGATGCTACCTTTAAGCCTAAAGAGTTCCAGTCTGCGACTGGTGAGACTGTTTATATGCCAGCCGAAGGAGTCTCTGAGATTATTCAAGACGGCCAGAGGAAATTTGTCAAGGATAAGCAAATCTATGGCTTTGATAAGAGCGGTGAACTTGTCCAAGAGGGTGGTATTGATGGCGAGAATGTCGTCGAGATGACCGATACTACAACTCAAGTTGGCGTGAATGAAGATGGCACTCCAAGATACAGAACCTACTTCGCCAGAACAGAAGATAAGAAACAACAAGAACTCGCTGGTGGAATGCAATGGGATGATGCTACTGGTCAATACAAGAAGATGAATGATGTTAAATCTACCAAGGTTGTTAAGGACATCACTGGGGCAGAACGAACCTTCAATCCATTGACTGGTAAATATGAGCTCTATGACAATCCTTCAGCTCTATCAGCCCTTGCTAAAACCACTAAAGACTTCCAGATTAGTCAAGCAGCTCAGAAACTAGGTCTTAGTGCCGATGAAACCAATAAATTCAGAGAACAGATGGGCTTAACAGCTCTTATCAATCCATTTAATGTCAAGGTACAGAACATTAAAGATGTCGGCACAACCTTCTCGGCTGATAACCCCTACCTAATGGATAATAAACTTAAGGATGCTCTTCTATCGGTTAAACAGGGCCCTATTAAGCCAGAATATGCATTAGGAGCTCCATCACAACCACAATTACAAGAACCAATGACGGTTGGTAGTCAAGCCTTCGCAGACTTCTACGGTCTTCCTAAGCTAGATGCTAATGCAATTAAGGCCGCTCAACTACCTAAACCAACTACACCTCAACTTAAACCAGTGAATCTAGCTGCGAATATTGTTAAAGACATTCCAAAAGCAGTCACTAATCCACTTGGCTACGGTATTGGTAAGGTCGCAACTACTGCCGCTAAATCACTTTGGGGTTCAGCTAAAAAATTCTTTGGATTTTAAATTATGGCAAATCTAAAACAAGTTATATCAGATGTCTCTAACAAGAGGCAACTTTCAGAAAATACAGCTAAATCGTTTGTAACTAACTATCAAGCGATTCCTGGTGCTGCACAGATGTCTCTCTCTCAAAGAGAATACGAGGCTTCTAAACCCAATATTAAAACTACTGCACTCTACCAACAACCACAACAGAGCAAGGCTCAAGCGATTGGTGCTGGCATGGCCCAAATACCAGGAGCTGTGGGCGGAATGCTTAAAGGAGTCGCTACTGGCTTTGCAAAAGGTGCTAGTGGCTTCCAGACTATTGGTGATGTTATCGTCGGTCAACCGACTAAGGCCCTTGGTGAAACCTTAGCAGACGGAACTGACAATTTCTGGGACAGATACTCTAAGAACTTAGAAGACAAGAGAACTGATACTAAGTTTATGGGCAAGAAACTCCTTGACCCTAACTTTGAAATCAATAAGGAAGTCGTCAGAGATTTTGTAGGCTCATCAATGGAGTTTCCAACCTTCTTCTATGGCGGTGGTAAAGGACTTCAAACCGCTATGCAAAAAGGAGCTCCAGCTGCTTCTAAAGCTCTAGCCACTGGTCTTATCGGTGGACAAACTGGAGCCGTTGCTGGCGTTTTAAATAAATATAAGGAAACAGGTACTGAGAACCTTGGCGAATATGTCGGTTCAGCCGCTGCAGGCTTCGGAATTGGAGCTGTCGCAGGTGCAGGCTTATCATTAGCAGGTTCTGCTGTTGGTGGGGCTGTTAATCAGGTTAAGGCTGGCAAGTTTGTTGACAATCTTAAACTTGGCGATGATGTTGCCAGAAACCTAACCCAATCTCAGAAAAGTACTCTTTATAAGCTATCAGAGAATGGTGTCAAGCCAGGAGCCCTTAAAAAGGCTGCTCGTGAATTGGCTGCCGAAACTCTTTCAGTTAAAGTCGCCAAACAAGAAGGCAAGGTTGTTACTGGCAATCAGTCACTAGACACCCTTGTTAATGGTATTAAAGAATCTTATGCCAAACTCCCAGATGTCAAAGCACAGAGAAGGGCTGAATCAGCAATTAGGGCTAGCAAGGCATCAGAGGCCACAGCAGGTGTAAAAGACCCTCTAGAGGCCCTCAGATTGGCTAGAGAGGCCACTGGTGGAGACTTTGGACTAGAGAAGAACATTCAACCAGTTAAACTCAGCAAGAAAGCTTTAATAGAAATTGGAGAGATGATAGATAATGACCCAGAACTCCGTGGAAAGGGCATCTACTCAATCAATAATGCTAAACAAGCTCTCGCTGACTTAGTAGAGGGTAGGGCCCCGATTGAATCTAACCTAGAGCTACTATCTCAAGCTGTTGGCTACGACCTCTCTAAAGTAACTGGCACACAGACTTGGCAGGATAGGCTCCAAGGTAGTTTACTGGCCTACGGTGGCTTTAAACGCTCTGTTATCGCCTCTGGTGATATTTCAGGCACTTTCAGACAGGCTTTCCCTGCTGTTACTGAAATGTTATACAGTGGTAGTGGACGCAGAGACCTCCAACAATCCTTTACTCAATCTCTAAAATATATTGCAGATGAGAATCTCTTTAGAAACGATATGCTTCAATTAATGGACTCTCCTTCTGGACAGGCTGCCCTTAAATTCGGGGTTAAGCTATCCAAGGTTGGTCGTAAGGTTGCAGGCAGTGGTGAAGAAATGTTCTCTGGCGATATTGCTGAGAAATTTGTTGGGACTAAATGGTTTGTAAACCCATCGGAGAGACAGTATGTCGGATTCTTAAATGACCTTCGTGTCAAACAATTTGCTGCTAAGTCAGAGAAGATTCTAAATTCAGTAGATGTCGGTGATGACTTTATTAATAAGATGGCCAAGAAATATGGCTTTGACTCTCCAGAGTTCAACACAGCCATTATGAAGAAAAAAGAAGAGCTCGCTTATGACCTTCTTTCAGATACAGCTAAACTAGTGAATGACTCTACGGGAGCAGGCAAGCTAGACGGTCCTAGACTAAAGAAATTTGCAGGGGCATTAAATGCCACCCTGTTTGCACCAGGACTTATGAAGACTCGTCTTAGCTACTTAAATCCACTTAACTATAATCCTCTAGACCCAGTTGGCAGAATGAGATTAAAGCAGTTCTCAGCGATGTTTGCAACATCTATAGGATTCCTAAGATTAGCAGAATTAGCTGGAGCCAAAGTTGAGAAAGACCCTCGCAGTACTTCATTTGGCAAAGCACAGTTCGGAAATACCAAGATAGATATGCTTGGTGGATTCCAACCATATATTAGATTCGCTGCACAGCAGATTACTGGAGAAACCAAAAGTTCTTCTGGTAAGATTACTCGTCTTGATTCTCAATTTGGTGGTCCAACTAGACTTGGACAAGTTGGACAGTTTGCTAGAGGTAAAATTAATCCACTAGCTGGAGATTTGATTGACCTTTGGTCTGGAACTAATATTGTTGGAGAACCGCAGAACCTTCCACAGAAGATTTTAGAAATATCACCGTTGGCTTGGCAAGATATATTTGACGCTGTCCGCTCTAACCCAGAATCAAGTGCGTTCTTTAAGACAGGTGTTTCAGCCGCTGCATTACTTGGTGCTGGTGTACAATCAAAGACAGAGCTAGATGATGCTGAAATGAAAGCTAAACAAAAAGAGGCTAAAGAGCTGATGAAAACTGGAACAACTGCAGAGATAGCAAAATACCGCCTTACAGGTCTAAAGTGAACAAGTATTATACAATATAAATAGATAAATGTAAATTAACAAAAAGGAAACAACACAAATGGCAGAAGACTTGCAAAACACTGCTGTAGACACTGCTCCAGTAGCAGAAACAGTAGCAGAACAAGGAACCGTCGCTGAAGTTAAGGTAGATACTGCACCAGTTGCAGAAACAACACCAGTTGAAGAGATGGTTTCTAAAAAGGAGCTTGAAAAAGCCCGAATGAGAGCAAACCAACTCGAAAATCAGCTCGAAGAGTACAAAGTAAAGGCACAGACCGCAGGAAACGATGACCTCGTTTACGACTTGCAAAGCCAACTAGACGAACTCAAAGCTGAAAGGGAGCGAGAAGCTAACGAAGCGAAGTTGGAAAAGTATGAGTCAACACTTTCAACCGTCTTCGACAAAACTTTGGAACAATATCCAGAGCACGTAAAAGAAGCAGCTCGTTTCATTAGAGAGAAACAAGGCATCTCTACATTAGTAGGGGACGCTCAGTTTACTTTCGAAGCAGAAAAAAACATCAAGGATTTTCTTGATGGACTCGACGGAAGATTAAAAGTTGAAAAACCAGAAATTAAGGTTGATGCTCAGAACCTTCCATACACACCGCCAACTCCAGAGGAGGTCAAAATCGGCGAAGGTGCTCAGAATATGGGTGCTGGAGAAGAAGACTTACTTAGTAGAATCGCTAAAGAATCCTTTAAGAGTATAGGCATAGAACTATAAAAAACTAAAAAAAGGAAATCTAAATGGCAGTCGGAATTTTCACTGGCATGGATGCAGTACGTAGAGAAGACCTTGTCGACTATATCACAAATGTAGACTTCAAGAACACTCCTCTATACAGCGGCCTTGGCACAACTGAAGCCAAGAATACCTTCCACGAGTGGGCAACAGATGTTTTCGCATCAGCTGCTGACAACGCCGTAATCGAAGGTGCAGACGCTACTGTAGTAGACCATGTATCCCCTGTTCGTAAGAACAACATTGTTCAGATGTTCCGTAAGGTTATTACCGTTACTGACACTGAAAAAGCTGTAAACACATTAATGGGCGACCCTTATGCTTATCAGCTTAAAAAAGGCACAATGGAATTAGCAAGAGACATTGAAAACTGTCTTGTTGCTGGTACTCGTGCTTCTGGTACAACTAACGCAGCTCGTAGACTTGATGGTGTTATCGCACAAATCAGCTCTTTCAAAACTGCACAAACTTCAGGTACTTCTTTATCTGAAACTCAATTCAACAATATCCTTCAAGGTATTTTTGACCAGGGTACAGACGAAGTTGCTTCAGAAGTTTACGTTGGTTCTTACCTAAAACGTGCTATCAGTGGTTACACTGCTGGTGCAACTGTACAAGTAATGCAAGAAGACAAAAGACGTTGGAACACTGTTGGTTTTTATGAATCAGACTTCGGTCCTGTAAATATCTACCTTAACAGATTTGTACCAGCTGGCTCAGTCCTTGCTGTACGTCCAGAATACTTCAAGGTAGCTTACCTTACTGGTCGTCGTCCTCAACACATCCCTCTATCGAAGACTGGTTCTTCAACTAAGGGTATGGTAGAAGGCGAATTGACTCTTGAGGCTCTAGCCGAGAAGACATCTGCTTATGCTAGCGGATGGTATAGAGGTTAATTACCCTCTCACATACAGGGGCCTTCGGGCCTCTGGCGTGAGAAGATAATAGGAGGAACCAATGGGGGAGAGGGAAAAACAACTGATTCGTGAGTTTGTTGACCTGTGGATACAGACCCACAAAGAAGAAATGCTTGAGTTCGAAGCAGAGATGGAACTTGAGAGACTAGGGATACTAGAGAATAGCATTTCTAAAGAAAAGACACTTAGACAATATGGAAGTATGCCTTTAGATTTACAGAGAAAACTTGGTAAACAGTTTCCTGGAATTTTTAAGGATAAAGAAAGTAATTATTGGTTATTCAAAGAGTACCCAATTTTTTTGATTGTACCAAAAGATAAGCTGTAGGAGGAACTATGTTGGCTTGGGGTATTATTGTTAAGCCCACCGATGATGAGGCTAAACTTTTAGAGAAATCACTTGCGTCTTTTAATGGCGTAGTTGATAAATTTTTTATAACAGAAGCGGGGGATAAACCAAATCCTAAGATTAAGAAGTTGGCAGAGAAGTATGATGCTCATCTGTCATTTTTTAGTTGGGTAGATGACTTTGCTGCGGCTCGTAACTTTAACTTTTCACAGATACCAGACGAATATGACTGGGTTGGTTGGTCTGATGCCGACGATACTATTAAAAACCCAGAGACAATTAAAGGAGTTCTTGAAAATGTCCCAAAAGAAGCTATGGCTGTCTGGGTTAATTATGTATATGACCGTGACAAGTACGGCAACACTGTTATCGAGCACTGGCGTGAAAGAATCATCCGTCACTCTGCTGGGTATAAGTGGGTTGGTGTTGTTCACGAAACTCTTATTGACCATTCCTATCCAAAAGTTGTAAAGACTACAGACTTTGAGATTATACACGAACATCCAGACAACAACGACAAGATTAGTGTTCGTAACTTAGGAATATTAGAAAAAGAAATCCGTCGCCAAAAAGACTCTGGTGATGAGGTTGACCCTAGGCTAATTTACTACCTTGCGTCCACCTTTAAGACTATGGGCGATTATCAGAGTGCTATTGTGCTCTTTAAACAGTTTGTGGCGATGTCTGGTTGGGATGAGCAAAGATATGACGCTTATCTACAGATGTCAGATGCCTCAATTGAAATGCAGGAGTGGAAACTAGCTGCCGACTTTGCTTTAATGGCCATCAATGAACGCCCCGAGTTTCCAGACGGTTATTATCAGATGGGTAAAGTCTACTTCAATCAAGAGAAATGGGAGAAGACTATTGAATGGGTTGAAATGGGACTTGCCAAGAAACCTGCTTCAACTGATTGGGCTATCGTGGCTCGTAAACCACAAGCCTTACTATACTATGCAACTGCTCTTACCAGTGTAGGGAAATTTAAAGAGTCAAATACTCAGTATGAAGAACTCTTAAAACTTTGGCCTAAAGAAGAAAGCATCAAAGAGCAGATAGAAATGAATACTGAGCTTCAAACTCAGAAAGATGTCACAAATGCTTTCTTCAAGATTTATAAATTTAATCATACTCACGATAAGGCTCTTAATAAATTCTTGCTACAAGCAGTTCCAGACGAACTTAAAGACAATCCTGCTATCCTTCAGATGAAATGGAAGATAAACAAGAAGAAGTGGTCAGACAAGTCTATTGTGATTTACTGTGGTGAGTCTTGGGAACAATGGTCTCCCGCCATCACAGATAGGGGCATAGGAGGCTCAGAGGAGGCCACCATTGAACTTTCTAAGCAATTAGTTGGTCTTGGCTGGGAAGTCACCGTATTTAACTCTTGTGGAGATGAATCTGGCGTTTATGATGGTGTTGAGTATAGAAACTTCTGGGAATTTAATCCAGAAGACGAATACAACATTCTAATTGGTTGGAGAACGCCAGAGTTCTTTAATCGTGAATATACTGCTAATAAGAAATACCTTTGGATGCACGATGTCTTTCCTAAAGAGGTTTGGTCTCAAAAGATTCTAAACAACATCGACAAGGTAATGGTTCTATCTAAGTACCACCGAGAACTATGGCCAAACATCCCAGAAGAAAAGATATTCTACTTCCAGAACGGTTTAGTACCAGAGCACTTCAAACATAATGTTAAGAGAATACCACATAAGGTTCTTTACTCTAGCTGTCCTTCTCGTGGCCTTGAAAATCTGCTTAGAATCTGGCCAGAAGTCCGTAAGGCAGTTCCAGATGCAGAACTACACTTCTTCTATGGTTGGACAAACTTTATTAAGGGAAATTCAAACTATGCCTCTCGTATGGAGTGGATGAGAGAGATGCAAGAACTAGCCAAACAAGAAGGCATTGTTGATAGAGGCAGAATTGGACACAAAGAACTAGCCAAAGAAATGCTGTCTTCAGATATTTGGGCCTATCCATGTACCTTCCCAGAGATTAGCTGTATAACGGCTATGAAAGCCCAAGCGTCTGGTGCTTATCCAGTCGTCGTTCCATACGCTGCTCTAGAGGAAACTGTCCAATATGGCGACAAGGTGTCGTTAGATGATTACAAGGATGCCCTTATTAAGCGTCTGAAGGCCCCACAGGACGATTTACGAAAAGAAATGAGTGATTGGTCATTAAACAAGTTTTCGTGGCTTAAAACGGCCGAAATTCTGTCAGAGGAGTTGTCATGAGACAGTGGCTTGAAATAACAACTACTCTTCCGTGTATCAATAATTGTTCATATTGTCCGCAGAAGCTCTTAAGAGAGTCTTACAACGGAGAGAAAAGATTGACTCTAGATTCATTTAAAAAGATGCTAGAGAATGTTCCTAAGGATGTTGAGATACACTTTTCAGCCTTTTCTGAGCCATTCGGAAATAGAGAATCGTCTAAAATGATGGAATATGCCGTTAATCAAGGTTATGAGACGACTGTTTACTCAACTCTTAATGGGGTTACAGAAGAAGATATAGAGAGAATTAAGGATTTACCATTTAAAGATTTCTTTGTTCATATAATCGATGTTAAAAGACCAGAACTACCATTTAATCACGATACGTTAGTCGTAGAAAACCCCATTTCTAGGGGTGGAAACCTATGGGAAGTGTCAGTTGGTGGCACTCGGTGTAAAAGAAGCGATGAGTTCAAACAGAATGTAGTGCTTCCTAACGGAGATGTCTATATTTGTTGCATGGATTATGGCCTAAAACACAAAATAGGCAACATCTTTGAAGAGAATTTCCACGATATGGACAGGAAAAGTCTATTTGAGCTGTGTAGCACCTGTGAATCGGGGTTCTAATGGTAACAATAGTTATTCCGTGTTTTAATCACGCAGATTACTTGGGAGAAGCCATAGAATCAGCCCTTAATCAAAGCATTGAATGTGAGATTATCGTAGTTGATGACGGCTCAACCGATAATACCGCAGAAGTGTGTAAACAATATCCAGTTAAATATATCTACCAAGAAAATAAAGGCTTACCAGCCTCACGCAATACAGGCATTGAGGCAGCAACCCAAAATTATATTATATGTCTAGACGCAGATGATAAACTTGAGCCAACCGCTGCTGAGAAGTGCCTTAAATTAGTTAAAATAAACACAGGATTTGTCAGAACTGGTCTGAAGCACTTTGGAGACCTAGACGTGGAACTCACTCCAAGTCCTTATATTTCTAAAGAGGACTGGCTCGTCAACAATCAGGCCTACTGTACCGCTCTTTTCCCTAAGAAAGTTTGGGAGAAAGTCGGTGGTTGGGATGAGTCTATGACTGATGGGTATGAAGACTGGGATTTCTGGGCCAGAATAGTTTGGTCTGGATATGATGTTGAGACAGTACATGAACCACTGCTACTGTACAGAAAGCATGGACATTCTATGGTAGAAGATTCCAAAAAGAAGCACGAAGAACTAGCTTCTTACATAAGGAACAAATATGAAATACTGTGCGGTAATACTATCATTCGGTAGCGTTCCATATCTTCCAAGGGCCATAGAGGCTTTGGGGAATATGGATATTTTTATTCTCAATCCCAATAGAGGCTGGTGGTCTGATAAGATGGTTGATAAGACTGAAGAATTATCCTTAGGAAAGCCAATAATTAAAGCAGACCTTAACAATGAAACAGATGCTCGTAACTACGCCAAGAAGTGGGCCGAGGGAAATGGCTATGATGTAATGATAATGCCAGACTCAGATGAAGTGATTGGCGATATAAACGCTCTTAAACGCTGGATAGAAACCAGGGAACACGATGCTTATTGTTGTGAGATTCAGGATTACTACCCAGATGAAGATACCCTACTGCCTAAAAGAGGGCATTGTCCGATAATCGCTATTAGATTGAATAACGACTACCAGTTTACAGACAAGCGTTGCTACAACGGTAACTGGGAAACAAATAATAAAATAATAATCCATCACTACTCTCTTTTAATTGATTCAGAAAAGAAATTCAAGATAGAAGCATCACTTTACGATGATGCCTACCCACCTGTTGAATATAAAGACTTAGTGAACTGATAAGGTACAATTATAGTATGAATGAGAACGAAATAATCAACCAAAATCCTGAACCAACTCCAATCCCAGATATTGAGAAACCACCTGCAGGAGTTCCAGACCAGGGAATAGACCTAAAAACTAAGATAGACCTGTTTAATAATCTTGACATAAATATGCAATTATTGTCAGATGATGAAACTAATATGAAAATTAGGGATTTTTATGATTGGGGAGCCATAAGCGGTATCTCCGAAGACCAGATGATTATTGCTCTCAATGAAATATCATCAAAAATTGGAAGAACAGTAGATAAGACCTTGTTTGATTCTGTTTGGGAATGGGTACGCCTAGATACCGAAATGAAGAAGATTCAATCCAAGATGAGGTCTATGGAGAAAATAAATGGCTCAAGTACGACATACAGGTAACATACAACCCTCACTAGACGTTGAAGAACACGACCACCTTGAGGGTGGCGTTGCCGTTAAAAAGGTCGGTATATATAACTGGAACCAATCTTTAAATAATGGTGTAGGAGACTGGGAAAGGGGCAGTTCTAATAAATCATCTATTGTAAACTCTACTGCTACCCCTCTTGATATAAATGGCACATTTACGGGACAGTGGGAAGATGTACTACCTTATTCTGAAATTATAGTATCTATTTTTACAGATAAACCATCTGTGACTGATGGTCTTAAGATAGAGTGGTCAAAAGACGGAGTAAATGTTCATGGAGACGATGTTTTCACTATCTCAGCCAACTCAGGTAAAACATTCTCATTTCCAAGACAAAATAGATATATGCGTGTCCGCTATACGAATGATGGCGTGGCACAAACAACCTTTAATATTGAAACAATTTTAAATACAGTAGCTACCAAGGGCTCATCCCATAGATTAAAAGACAACCTTGTTCAAGAAGATGACGCCATTGTTACTAAATCACTTATAGTCGGGTTTTCTACAGCAGGTGGTCAGTCTCTTGAAAATGTAAAAGTAAATCCAAGTGGTGCTCTAACTGTTGAGGTTGGTACATCAGCACTACCCACTGGAGCCGCCACAGAAGTAACACTCGAAAAAATCAGGGTAAACTCTGAAGAATATGGACTAAATGATTATGAGAACGCTTCTGCTACGGTTACTTATGTCGGAAAAGAAGATAAAAACGGGACATATGTAATTATCAAAATAGACTCAACTACAGGTTATGCAGTAACTTATGCGACTATCGCCAATAACCCAACGAGAACAACATACGCTTTAGCGTGGACAAATAGAGCAACATTAACTTATGAAAAATTCGCAACAGCGATATAGGAGGACTTATGTTTGAACAAGACGAATTGAAGATTTTACACCAAGTTTTAGGAGCAACGCCAGTTCAAGTAAACCAGGCTGAAATGGCAATCGCTTTACTAAAGAAGATTGAGAACTTAATAAAAGAAGAACCAGAGAAAAAATGAACCAAAAGGACTTAACAGAGCTTTACGAATACTGCTACCGAGATGGCAAGACCATAAATAAGGGTCGTGCCAATACTCTTATAGTCCAAAGAATCAACGAACTTCGTGATATTAAGCGTGATACGACAGATGAACTTGAGATAGCTCAGATAGATAACGAGATGGAAGATTTAGATTTACTTAGGAAGAGATTATGAGCATAACAGTAACAGGCCCGCTAGCGACTCCAGTTGTTACACTAACTCCAGGAAGTGGTGGTACTTTAGCTGCTGCTACTTATGAGATAGGCGTGGCTTGTGCCAACACTTCATCTTATTCAACTATACAAGTTGACCAGAGAAGAAGTGCTGCTTGGATAGGTCAAGTCACGGTCACAGCTAATCAGAAGATTACAGTCTCTTATCCCGCAGTAACTAATGCTACTCACTACAATATTTATATACGAAACGTTACCACAGGTGAGACTTGGTATGGTGGTAATCGTAGACACGGTTCTGCTGATTTAACAGCTACTACTACAGCTACGACTTACGACATTCTGTCGCTTGGCACTCGTAGACCACACTTTGACTCATTTGCTTACGATACCACTTACTTTTTACCTGGAGGAATCGCTCTTAATACTGGAACTGTGGTTATGCACATTTCAGGAACTGACGTAGTCGGTTATTACTACTCACACTTTCTGTCAGCTCTCACAACTGCTGGCTATGCTGATTATATGAGCTTTGTAAATGGTCAATGGTATCTAAAAGGACAAATAGTAGTAGACTCAGGAGCAACTGGCTCTTTAGCTCCTTACACGATTAAAGATATTTCAGATTATTGTTTAAATGCTGGTGTTCACTTCTTACAGGGCATTATCATAAACAACTCATCAACGTTTACTATATCTTGGGGTTCAACTCAGAGAGGAGCGGTTCTTTATCAAGAAGCGTGGTCTTGGAATATTGATAGCAAATATATGGATTTTACTGAATGCTCTATACAGGGTGGTAACTGGCAACAAAACAGAGCACAGACCTATATCTGGGGTGGTGACCACTATTTCATAGTTAATAACAATACTATCTCAACTACTGGTCTTAGCCTAAAGGGCGTTAATGTCCAGAATCAGAAAACCAATGGACCTGTTACTGGGATTAAAACCAACGGTTCGCTTTTAATCCAGACAGCAAATGCTACTTATCAATATTGTGAATCAAATGGAACTGGAACTTTAGCAACCTTCTCCGCTGGTCAAACTGCTAACTGGAAAGACTCTACCATATCAAATGCTACCTTTTCTCGACACCATAGACCTCGTAATTCAGTCCCAGGCGGTGTTTTCTTTTGGAATGTAAAGTGGAAGAATGATACAACCTCCTTACCAACAGCTGGTCCGTTATTTCTTGAAAGACCAGAGATTTATTATGAATCTGGTTCTGGTGGATTAACTAATATTTTTTATCAGGGAACATCATTCCAAGTAAAGGTAGTTGACAACGCAGGCAACCCAATAGAGAGTGCTACTGTTACTTTATACAATAATACTAAATCAACTCAGACACTCTCAACCCTTACAAGTGCCGATGGCACTATATCCTCACAGGATGTAGTCTATGAAGAAGGAACTTACGATAACTCTGGAGTATATGGAAATGGCACTGGCTCAGACTATTCGTGGTTACATACTAATTGGACAGCCTACAATTTTACATTAACGATTTCTAAGAACGGCTATCCGACTAAAGAAATAAAAGGTGTTACATTTAAAACACCTTATTATGCAGTAGTCACATTGGGGGATGTCGCACCAACCGATAAAATCTTACTAAACGAAATTACAGAGGGGGTCTACCTTGGGCAATAAATCACCACAAGTTTTACTTTTAGATACTGCCAAGTTTTTGGGCAAGTATGTTACCCTAGACACTACCCAGACGATAACTGCCGACAAAAGGTTAAATGCCAAACTTAGTATTGGTATTGACCCAAGTCCAAGTTATGCTAATGCTGGACTACACATAGGTGGAACTAACCCTGATTTCTATCTTGAAAGACACGCCTATGTAAACTCGGTTTTTATGGGCGGTGCATTAAGTGGTAAATCAGCAACTGATACAGTTATAAATACAGCAAGTGGAAGAACAATTATTTTCCAGAACAATGCCACAGAGGTTGGAAGATTAACCACAACTGGACTTGGGGTTGGTGGAACTGCAACAGAGAGAATCCACGCCATTAACGGAAATGTTAAGGTTTCAAACGCTGGGTATAACGCAACTCTATATTCAAACTCAATCGCTTTTGATAGGGCAGGATACAACTATTTTGATGCCACTGGTGCTGCCGCATCTCTAATATTCAGGGCAAATGCCGCTACCGAAATGCTATCGCTAACACCTGGACTTATTACTCTAAACGAACCTGGCAACAATATGGACTTTAGAGTAGAGGGTGATACTGATGCCAACCTTTTATTCACAGACGCAAGTGCTGATGCTGTTGGTATTGGAACTAATGCTCCCGCCAATAAACTCCATGTCCTATCTACTTCCTTCCCAGTTGCAAGGTTTGACAGAACACCAGCAAGTGTTACAAATCAGGTTTATGGAACAAACGGACTATATGCTCAACACACTGGCACTATGGCAAATGGTTTTGGTTCATTTCAGTTATTGGGTGGCATAGAAAGTGGAAGTGTTTACTCATTCGGTAGGATGTCTGCCTATATGGACAACGCTAATAAAAACTATGGCTCATTAAGACTTGCCGCTGTTGAAAATCTCGCTTGGAAAGAGGCACTTGAAGTTAGATATAATGGAACAGTAAGAATAGGCGATGTTGCAGGTGCTGTTAATTACAGCTCGTTTGAAGCAGACGGAACATATTTAGCTGTCGGAACTGCCACCACTTTTGAAGATATGCTCGGTGATGTTACACAAGTTAAAACTTCTGGAACTGGTGTTTCTATAAACACAACTGAATCAACCATAGACTTTACAACACTCGCAAACCTATCTGATTATGCAATGATTAACTACCAAATGTCCCACAAGTGGAAAGCAGGTTCAAATGTATTCCCCCATATTCATTGGGAACAAACTTCTGCCAATGTACCAAACTTCCTAATCCAATATAGGTGGCAGAGAAACGGACAAGCAAAAACAACTGCTTGGACCAATTATAAATGTTCAACTAACAACGCCTTTACCTATGTATCTGGAACACTTAACCAAATTAGCTATGGTGCTGCGATAACCCCACCTGCTAACTATTCAATATCAGACATTATTCAATTCAGAGTAATAAGAGATAATGCCAATACTTCAACAGTATTCGCTGGTGCTGACCCATATTCGGGAACAGTATCAATTACTGGTGTTGACTTACATTTTGAACAAGATACCTTAGGTTCAAGAACTGAATATACTAAATAAGGAGACAATATGCCGCTAACAAAAGGAACAAGCAAAAAAGCAATAGAGTCACGATTTCGTGAACTTTATGCTGATAATAAAAAATCAGGCAAGGCTCGTGGAGCTAACGGTAAGCCACGAAGTAGAGCACAGATTGCGGCTATAGCCTTAAGTGCCGCAGGGAAATCTAAAAAGAAGAAAAAGTAAACCCCTAAGCTATAATTATAGTAAGGAAATAAGATAATGACTCAAGCAGAACTAAAAGCTAAAATAAGAATAAAAATAAGAGACCTTGACGGGTCTAAATGGACTGACGACGAACTCGACGAAGCCGTTGATGATGCCCTTTATGACCCAGCCTTTGCTGTAATTATAGAAGACGATACGACAACAGTTGTAGCAGGACAGGTTGATTACGACGTCCCTGCAACCCTAGATGTTGTTTCTGACATTTATTTAGTTGTTGGAACTGACAAGGGAAGACTGTCCAGAGACTCTTGGGAACAGATTGCTGACATTATTCGCTTCAATATTACCCCAGACTCAGGAACGCTCCTTCTAGTAGGCTCAAAACAGCTTACAGACAATATATCAGACGAGAAAGTCAATCTCGCTATCAATCTTTCCATTGTATCTCTTTATGAGATGCTACTTCATAAGTACTCAACAGGACTTCTAATGGCTGACATTACAGGTGCTGAAATTATGAACTCAATAGATTTATATGAACGTAAAGCACAGAAAGAAAGAGGAAGGCTACACAGAGTAACCAATACTCGTGGCTATAAACTATAATGACGGTCCCAATCTATAGTCAATTTACGTTTGGCTCAAGCACAAACTATATTACATTCAATGATGAATCTGGTGACTTTATATTTAAGGCACGTCGTCGTTTAGCTCAGAATCGTGAGTTAAGACAGTTCGACACTAATGTGCCAGATGAACCAGGTATCGTTGATTACCAAACCCTTCCAGGAAGGGAATATTATGTTATTGAGGGAACTCTTTACGGAGTAGATGAAGGTGCCTTATATCGTGGTATGGAAAAGCTACGCAAAGTTACTTCAGTCGCCGTAGCACAAGACGACCCAGAATCAGATGACGGCTATCTGCCTCTTAAGTGGGCTGAGAACACAGACAAGCAGTTAATGGTAAAACCCTTATATGTAGACATTCCAGAAACACGTAAGTCTGCTATGAAGCCAGCCTTTAAGATTTTATTTAAGATAAAATATCCTTTTATAGAGTCACAAACTCTACATACAGTAGACTTCTCACCAGAAGTAACCGCAGGAGTTGGAACAATAATCCCTTCAACTGGCCTAGTTATCCCTGCTGGTGGAGTCACAATCGGTGCTGATGTTGGTACTGGTAATGGTGTCGCCAATAATGCAGGCGACTATAAGGTTTACCCAACTATTACCTTTAACGCACCCATCAATGTACCAAGACTTACAAATTCAGCTACTGGTAAATTTATAGAATTTAATTACAACCTAGCGACAGGAACTGCAACCATTCAAATGAGATATGACGGAATTACCGCTGTAACATCTGAAGGTGTAAATATAATGCAGTATCTTACCGCTGATTCAGATATAGAAAATTTCTACTTAGTAGAAGGAACAAATCAATTAACATTAAATGCCACAAGTATCGGCTCTGGAGCAGATTGCACAATCTCCTGGAGAGATAGTTGGCCTATCTGATAAAGTTAGGCTTCGTGGCCCTTACGGGAGAACTCGATGAGTCTTAAAGTAGACATCCTGCAGGGCGGAACGAATAATCACGGTGTAACCGTAGATGATTTCAACGCTCTCCAGACAGACATCCTTTCCGATGGTATAGTCGGAACAATATCAAACACAGGTGGCGTAGCACCAATGACAGGTGGATTCGCTCTTAACGCTCAAGGCACTCCAGATATGACTGTGGCAGTCACTGCTGGTGTAGCTTATGTGACTGGTACTCCAACTTCTGGTGTATCACAAAGACTTCGTGTTAAATTAGACGCAAATCAGAACGTAACTATTCCATCTAACTCAACTGGTGGAACTAGATACGACTGGATTTATATTAAATTAGATGCAGATAAGATGAAAGACCCAGCAGTAGACGCTTCTGATGTTGCTACCTTAGTGGCTGTTCGCTCTACATCTGCTTCAACACAATCTGGCACAGCCCCAACTTACGGACTACTTTTGGGTATTGTTACAGTCGCTAATGGTGCTGTTTCAATCACTAACGCTTCAATACATGACGATAGAGACCCAATAGAGATTTCAAATGTAGTTTCAGCCGTATCTCCTTGGGCTATCGCAGATTCTCTTACTTACGCAGGGGCTGATTCTCCAACCTTCACTGCTACCGCTTCTGGAGACTTAAGAAGTAAATACTATCCTGGTGTCAGACTAAAACTAGAACAAACTCAAGCCCTATCACACTACTGGACATTCAATACTAATTCAACCCCAGATGTCGGTAGTGCTACTATGGGGAATATCGGTACTCCTACCTATACAGCAGGTAAGTTCGGTAACGCTCTTACTCTAAACGGAACTAACCAAGCACTCTCAATAACAGATGCAACTGCTTTTCATTTGGGTGAAAATGGTGCTAATTTCACTATTGGGGTATGGTTTAAAACAAGTGCGACTGGAACAGTAAGATATTTATTCCAAAACTACTCACAAAACTCTAATACCGCAGGGGTGGCAATAGCACAAAACGGCTCGAATACACTGTCTGTTTGGTTCGGAAATAATACTGGCACAGGAGTGGCGTCAGCTCTAACTGGTACAACGACAATAACTGATGGTAATTGGCATCAGGCCGTATTGTCATTTAGCGGAACTGGGAATAATTTTGCTCAACTTTATTTAGACAGTAAATTAGAGGCAAGTGGTTATATGGTAACTCCAGTATATGCCGCTACAACATATCCAAGAATCGGTTGTTCTCAAAGAACTCCAGGTGGTGGGAATATAGAGTTTTTCTCTGGTCAAATTGACGACCTATTCCTTATCAACGGTTATGCTTTGGACGAACAAACTATTAAAGCTAAATATGACGCTGCTACTGCACAAGGAACAGGAGATATAACTCTTACTAAATACTTCCTATGTACAGCTTCTTCTTATTCTGCTCCAAATACTACTATCACAATGTATGGTGGAACAGACCACGCTTTAAGCAACGCTACAATAAGTAATTCCTACTACTCTACCCAAGATTGTCCTTACGGGTTTCCGAAGAAAGATGAGAAGTGGACAGTAACTGGACCAAACACATCTGGTTCTGCAAACAAAAACGGACCATCGGCAGGAGTGTGGTATGGTCATGCCAACGCACTTAGTAATGGTGTTATGCCGAGTATCTCAGTTCCAATAGGAAGCTGGGAATTGTATTACGCAACTACATGTGGAGCTGTAAAGGCTGGGAATACAGTAGACCCAACAATAACACTCTCTAGAAGCAACTCCTCAGATTCTGATTCAGAGTTCAAGGCATCTGCCTATGGACTATCAACATTCTTGCAATCTCTTTCTAGAAAGAAAGATATAACAGCTAGCGTCAAGACGGTGTGGTATATGTTAATGCAAACAAATGAGTCTGGCGTAACAAGTCTATCGCTATATGACAGTACTAGCTACGGAAATACAACTCTTAAGGCTAAATCTAATCTCCTTTAGGTGAAACTATGGCAAAAGAACGTAGACAAACTAATAAACAGTCATCCATAGAATCCCTAGACAAAAAGCTAGACGATGCTATTACCGAAAGGCTTAAGCTTGCAGATGCTGTTGAAGAAATACATGAAAAGGTAAACTTTGATGGTGGACTAGTTTATCAATGTGACCTTAAAGAGCTCAGAGAGGAGACCAACGCTAGGTTCGACAAGAACGATGGTGTCCATGAAGACATAATCGTTGGCACCGGTAAGAGGTTTGACTCAATCGACAGCAGATTTGACGACATTGATGCTAAGCTCGAACTAATATACCCAGTAATTGAAAAACAAATAGAAGAATCAAAAGCCCTTGATATAGTAATCAATAAGTATTTGGGTAAGACCAAATCAGTCAAGTTCTGGGTACAATTCCTACTTATGGTAGGGGTAGTAGTAGTCGGAGCTGGTTATGCATTCGCCTGGGTAAAGACGTTCTTCAAAGGACTTATATAATGGAAAAAGAGCGAACTAAATGTGAGATTTACGCACGCTGCGTAGGCTATATACGCCCAATAGATAATTGGAACGATGGCAAGGTCGAGGAGTATAAATCAAGGCGAAACTTCGACTATAAAACATCCATGGAAAGTCCTTGTCGCTAGTAAACTAGTCTGCGTGGTTTATGCAGAACACAGTGCTCAGACCGAGACATTACCTCTAGATTCTCTATCCTGTTGTCAGTTTTGTCTCCGTTAATATGATGCACAATCTCGTCTGGGAGTAATTTTCTCCCTAAATAGCTTTCAACAACCAATCTATGTTCCCTGACATATTTATCAGACGAATCAGTAGCAACAACTATGTATCCGCTTTGGACAGTAGTGCCACCATTCCACCTATAATGATTTTCCCCGCACATGAACTCTCTTTGGCACTTGTCGCTACAAAATTTACGCTTTCTACATTTATAATCATTAAATTCAGTGCCACAACATTGGCAAATAAAAGTTCCTCTACGTGAGTTGTCATAACACTCCCTAGAGCAAAATCTCGCCCTATCTGAAGGAGGGGCCTTAAAGGTATTATCGCAGTATTCGCATATATTATTCATATAAATATTATACGCAATACAATGAAAGGAGTCAATACTTATGACAGCAAAAGAATGGATTAATAAGAATATCGGGCAACATTTGGACTTCGATTCGTATTGGGGGGCCCAATGTAAAGATGTAATTAACTTCTACTCACGAGATGTAGTTGGGATTAAATTCAACGCAGGCAACGCCATAGATGCTTGGAACGCTTACCCAACTGGTTCTTATACTAAAATAGCTAACACTCCATCATTTGTCCCTAAATGTGGCGATATTATGGTATGGGGCACTAAAGTCGGTCAATACGGACATATCGCTGTCTGTACAGGTGAAGGCGATGTAAATTACTTTGTCTCAGCAGACCAAAACTGGCCATTTGATGATGGTAAAGGTGTTTTGCATTATGTAAGACACAACTACTCAGGTGTTCTTGGTGTTTTAAGACCTAATAAAGATGTTAATTTTGACCAAGCCGCTTGGGATGCAGAACAAGCTCGCATTAAACAGGCCGAAGCTGACAGGCTAGCAGAGGCCGAAGCTAAAAGAGTTGCTGAAGAACAAGCTAGACTTGCCGCTGAACAAGAGCAGTTAAAAGCCGACCTTGCCGCCAAAGCTGAAGAAGAAAGATTAGCTGCCGAAAGACTTAAAGAATTAGAAGAAAAAGCTAAAAACGACCCAATAGTCGTCGAAGAAATAAAAATCGATTCTGAGGCCCCTACAGAGGTCACAGAGCCTACTAAAGAAGTAATTAAGGAGGACATTATGTCACCAAAGTTTTCATTAAATATGCAGGATGTTAAATCTACTGCAATTACTCTACTACAAGTAGCTGGTTCGGCTATTGTAGCCTACCTACTAGAAAAAGTCGCTGGACTAAATTTAGGCGAATATACTTTAGTAATTGTCCCAGTACTCACTACCTTACTTAAATTAGTACAAAAATATATAAGGGGTTAATATGGGAAAGAAAAAAGGCGGATGCAAATAGATGTACTCTGTTTGGATTTGCAATAGCCTAGGGGCTAAAATAGCAAAAATCAAGAACCTAGTACCAATGGATGACTTAACTTCTCCCAACGGTACTAGGACTCTTGTGTTTTCAGACTATTTATCTTCTTATGGTACTTGTAAGTTCAGAGTACAGACTAAAGACCCAGTATCCTCTATGGGTTATTTTGAGCCATATAAATATCACTTAAAGGTATATAGATTTGAAACTGTTGTTTGGTCGGGAATTATTGTTAATAATCCTAAACGAAACCACAAGTATATTGAAGTTGAAGCCTACACTTATAACTGGCTTCTAACTAGAATACCTGTTTATACTCCATCTACCGATAAGGAGAGAGTCTTTAACTCTGGAACAATGGCTGAAGCTGTGACTGCTGTATTTAATGAAGGTAAAGCCATTACTAACTCTCCTATCGCTAATTTTACTTTAGGAACGGTAGAAAATCCTAACTATCCTTGGAACACAACTCCTTGGACATTCACAGATGTCTACTTGATGAGTTTCTATTATAATAATCTGTTCTCAGTTATCTCATCTTTTGCAGATGTGACTAATGCTGACTTTGAAATTACTCCAAATCTAGTGTTTAACTTTAAAGCTAGAATCGGAGACGACAGAAACGATGTTACTCTTAGATTCGGCAGAGGTGGGAATGTAGATGACTATGACTCACCTTTAGATGGTAGAAATTACGCCAATGAAATGCTAATCCTTTCTCGTAACGAAACTGGTGCTGCGGTTATTAAGAGCGAACAGTCTGACCCAACCCAATTTCCTACTTATGGTAGACTTTGGTCAACATTCTCCCTAGACGAAGAAATAGCCCAAGACGTACTTAATTCTAAGGCTAAAAACATCTTTAGAGCCACTTCAGAACTAGATAATCAAATCTCTCTTAATTTGAATAATAAAGCTCTGCCACTCGGTACTTATAAATTAGGTGATAGAGTCACGGTACAAATAGATGATGGCCCAGTTCAGTTTAATCACGTTAGAAGAGTCGTTGGTTGGACTTGTACTGTTACGAATACAATGGTAGAACACGCTACAATCATTACTAATAATAATACTTTCTAGGAGGAATTGTGAGTATCGTAAAATATGACAATGAAGTAAAGAACAATGGAGTAGCTAGAAAAGAGACTTCTAGTCTTATTATTGGACAACAGGGTGAGATAAATATTCCTGGGAATGTAGTAACACTTAATGCCACAAATGTCGCCCATATTGCTATTTCAAGAGTTGACCATGAGTTCCCTTATACAGAAACAGTATCTGGGGAAAGCAGATACCAATCATTCGAAAAGCCTCCAATTATTATGGCTTCTATATCAAATGGTGCTATATATCATTTAGACAGCCCATATTATACTTCAAGACAATACTGGACTCCTTTTGATGCCAAATCAACTGTTTGGAATGACGGAACTACAATAGTTGAGGAATCTAGATTTAGTATCGTTACTCCTAAATATATTTATTTCTGCACACTAACAGTGCGTCGTTCTGGTACTTACACTGGGCTATTGGGCGGCGGCACTCTTTACTATTATATGATGTTCCCAACATCCACTTCGCTAACAGGTGGAGATAAGGGCGGACCAGGAACACCAACTGGAACATACTGTTTGTATGATTATTACACATATAATAAGTATAACGAGTTACAAAGAGCCATTACTGGTTCATTTGAACTTGGTTCTGGAACTATGGTTGGAATAGAAGAAATAGATAGCCCACTTATTAAGTACGACGATATTTTGTCTACAATAGACATACCTGAATAGTTAGTTCCTCCCAACTGGGAGTTTCTATATAGGGGCGTAGCCCCACAAACAAGGCCCTATCCTCCTGGGGCCTTTTATAATAAAAGACCGCCTAGGGAGGCGGCCAAAGAAAAGAGGTGTTATGAAAACACAAGCACTATCTTATTTTAGGTCATTGACTTAATATTGTCAAGCATTTCCTGCAGTTCAAAGTCCTTATATTTGTGAGGGGTTTTAAACTTCTGGTGGAGTTCTTCTAGGGCTTCTTTACCGAATTTCTTTTCGTACCAAGTGAAGTATGGGTATGGGTCAAACTCGTGCCTATAATTACAGCCCCAACATTGACACCAGCAATTACCCTGTTCTGATATGTCCCACCTAGTAGAGTGAGCTACTCTTGAAAAGATGTGTCCACAACCAAGTCTTTCTGTTGAGCCACAAGTCACGCAGGCCTTATCTCTTGAGCGTACATAGGCAGAGACAGCCTTGTCTAGCTTATCTACTAACTTCTTTCGTTCTGATTTCATCTAAACAATTCCAAGAACTCTTTAGGGGGTTCTTTTTGTTTTAAAATCAGTAAGGTGATACAAATAACTACAAGTGGTAGTGCGAAGATAGCTCTAAATATCCTAGTAAGACCTGTCCATCTATTAACTGAACCGTGCTCTATCTTAGCGAGTTCTAGCTGTAGTTTTCTATCTTCTTGTTTATCTTTAAATCTAATAGCTACTCTGTCCATCTCTTCACGACGACGAACTTCTAGCTCTTCGATTGACTCAGTGTGTATCATAGTGCCTCCAATATCTTCTTTTTAATTCTATTCATTACTTGGACTATACTAGCCTTACTAGCGTAGCCCAGTTCAATGCAAATATCTTCATAAGTCACGCCTTGCTCTATAAAATTTAAAACTTCTATCTCTCGCTCTGTTAGGAGCTTGTTTAGAAGTTTCTCTGGGTCTATTTTCATCATAATGTCTAATTTATCCTCTAAAGTGAGTTCTTTCCTTTCGTGAGGGTACATTAGTTTAGAGTGTAAGTTAATCTTGTCTCTTAATGAGAGAGCTTCATACTGCTCACTAGCATCTTTCCAAAGTACAGAATCTTTTATCCCTCCAAGCATCCTAGCTCCTTTTAAATAATTCTGTTTCAGCCTTAGCTAGTGTCTGAATCAGGTTTATCTTATCGTTAATTATTTTATATCTTCCATACGCTAAGTCGTAAGCCTCTTTAAATTCTCTAGTATGAAATTCTGTGTAGAACTTTCTATCTGACTCCGTAGTTTTGGGACCCTTAATCATCTGATAGCGATTCTTTTGCTCTGTCCAGATTCGGTCTTTTTCTGCCATATCTCGGTAGGCTTCATACCTATAGGCATCAAGGTCTCTAGCTAGTCCGTTGAGTTGCGTTAAATCATCTGGTATACGAGTACTTAGTAATATATCTAGTTTTTCGTTCATTATATCCCTCCACGTTGTATACTGTTATTGTACATCTGTTTTGTACACTATGTCAAGTAGAATTTTAGTTAATTTGCGTACACTATTTTCAGTGAGTTCAGGAAAGGAAACGTGGCACAATTCGTGGACAATATCCTCTTCTGTGAGCTTTCTGTCGTGATAGATTGTAAAGCCACTTCCCTCCAAGCATACCCCTACAAATCGATAGGGTCGGTTGTATTCGTTTGTTACCTGAGACTTTCTGATTCTAAAAGTCTTGACTGGTTTATTTATTCCTAATATTTCTTTCCACTTTTCCATAATCCCTCCTGAACTAAACAATATTTATGTCCAACCATAATCATTTTTCTGTGTTCATCCCAGTGACAGTCATGACACAATGTCGTTAAATTTTCTAAATCATGATTATCTTTATTACCATCAATGTGGTGTATGTGTAGGTTATCTGAAGTACTACAAGCTGTGCACATATAGTTATCTCGATTAAAGCACCGACCTCTTCCTCCACCATACTTCCCAGCAACATTATATCTTCTTATTTTATCTGGATTGCTTCTATGCCAATTTCTCCAATATACTCTTAACCTATCACTATTATTTTGAGACCATATAAGTTTATAGCATCGCTCACAAATATCTCCATTGTATGATAATTTATCAACTTCTGTATCACAATTTTTACATATCATAGTAGTTTTCCTTGTACGTTCCACCATTTACTATCTAACACTTCTGGCATATCCTCTACTGTTAGCTTCTTTCCGTGTACTAGGTTATACGCCTTTTGTAGTCTTATTGCTTGTTCCTTTGGTAGACTTCCCTTGAGTCTTCCGAGTGCTAGAGGAGACATTTCTTTTAGCTTTTGTCTTTGTTCCTCGGTCATCTTCTACCTCCTGCAATCTCCTTAGTATATTTGAATTAAATATGAGTTGTTGTTCAAAAAAGTTTCCGTACATCTCTAGCGTTCTATCTCTATCTTTAAACATCTGTAAAAACGAATATTCTGAATCTGCCAAATCTTCGGTAAGCGTTCTTATATCACCTTCTAGGTCGTCAAGACGGTCTTCTAAAAGTTCTGCGTTATTTTCTGCCTTAATTATTCTGTGCTTTAATAGATTGTCGCACTCCATAAGTGTAACGTGTGGGTCATACTCATAAGGCTTATCACACGAAAAATGTATAACTCCTTCGCTGACTTTTGTGGTATGGCCCCATGGTTTAGTTACCTCTTCTCCACAATTAGTACATGTTCCGTGAAATGTATCTTCTTGGGTTTCTTGGTCAAGTCTTATGGTCCATTCAAGTTCATGAGGACATTTATATTTCGGATTAGCTATCTCTATCCCCTTATCCCATTCCTTTTCTAGCTCCTCGCAACTCTTTTTGTACTCTAAATACTCGGAGTATTCTTCTGCGCTAAGTATATGACCAGTACAAGTGTCTATCATGTCTTTGTACATATTTTCAAATTGTTTTCTTGTTATCCACATTTTATTTATCCTCCTTAATAACCGTTAAGTCATCATAAAACACTTTTTCTTTTAACTTCCCGTTTTTATACAATTCTGTTTTTCCGATAGATTCAGCTTTATTGCCAGATTTTTTGACCCAGAATTGATATGTTCCAACAATATTAGAATATTTGCGTGTAATTAGTTTTTCTATCTTTATATGTACATCTGTTTCACTAACCGCAAAGTACATTTTCTGCTTATCTAGCTTGTTGATTATTAAGACACAAGTCTCTACTATAAATCTTTTTACTTTCCACATGTTTCCTCCAATCTCTCTCTGATTAACTCAATAAGCTCTATATTAAACAGGCAGGCTGCTGCGTGGTCTTCATCTCTATCATCTCTTAGAAACGCTCTAAAGTGTCTCCATAAGCTCTGAATAGCTCTTTCTAGTTCTTCTTCGGTTCTAGCGTTTTCGTGGTTTCTAGGTGCGTATTTCTGTGCCCCTCTAGTTAAGAGTTCAGCCCATCTATCTAACATTGGGTGTTTACAATCTTTCGGGATTAAGAGGTCATATCTTACCTTGTCTTGGTCATCATCCCTCATCATTCCAGTTGAGTAAGTTTTGCGTTCACCACTACTTAGTGTTTTGTATTTCATTATTCCTCCTATATATAGTTAGGTTTGTCAAAATCTTTCTCTGCTTGGCGTTCTTTCAGCCAGCTTCTACAATCGTTGCAATATACTCTATGATATGTACAGGTCTTGGTTCTTTCATATCCCCGATATTGTAGTGAATGACCACCACACTTAGGACAAGCTTCTCGGTCATTTATGAATGTGGCGATATTGGGGTGAGCAATAAACGGTCTAATTTTAAGGTATAGTTTTTCTAGTAAATTTACATCTTGTTTGCAGTAGCGAATCATCTTTCTCCAAGAATCTTCACATCCATCCAGACAAGCCCTCCAAAGGTCTGCGTGCTTATCTTGGGTTTTAGAGCCAAGCTCTAGTTTCTGGCAAAGGTTATTTAGTGAGTTAGAGCCATTCTTAAACTTGCTACGGGCTTCTGTTAAGGTGTCAATCGTGTGATACGGGCTTACTGGTCCCAAATCGTGGACTAAGAATCTTTCATTAGCTACTTTATTGTCGAATTTTTTGGCATTATGAGCGATTACTATATCGGCTTCATTTAGTAATTCCCAGAGCTTTTCGACAACTTCTCGGTCATCGTGTCTGTTTTTCTTGTAGCCCTTAAAGTCTGTTTGAGAGACTACTCTTGTTGGGCTTCCTAGCCACTTATAGGCAAAACACATTATGTGTGGTTCTCTTTCGACTCGTATAACATTGGTTTGCCATTGACCGTAAGTCCAACCTAGCGTAGGCGAAATCTCTAAGTCATAGACGAGTATCTTTATTTGATTTTTCATTTCCCTCCTTTATATATAATTCCCTCTAAATAAAGCTGGTCGGCCCCCTTGGTCTCCTCCCTTTTGGGGACTTGATTGTCCTCAGGGGCCGATATGGTGAGCAGTTTCCCTCGTGCTCAGGAGGCCAACCTTCTGGGAAGTATCCCAGTTAGTCAGTTCGTAGGCGCTCAGCTTGGTCATGCAGTCGCTTGATGCTTGCGATAGAGCTTCGTGCTGCCACGTTGAAGACAGCTTCAGCTTTTGAGGCTCGTTCTTGCTTGTACTTCTGGCAAGGATACTCGCAGCTAAAGAACTTGTGTGGTGTGTCTACCTTGCAGTCAACGCAACAATCGGGAGCTTCGAATGAGTCTTTCACGTTACACCTCCTTAGGATTTGCCATGACCATTCGGTCTAAAAGAGACGCTTACCGTAAGGCACGAGAGACTTGCAATAGCAACACATCTCAGCGAACCCGCAAACCTCGTAGTGGCACGCCCTGTCGTGTGGATTTCTCCACTTGCAGTTGTGGTCGAAGTGCGAGTTGTAGGCCTTGTGGACGCTGATAAGAACGAGTGTGATGATGTTCTCGTCGTCCCTGTAAAGCCGCTTCGGATGGTAAAAATGATGCCTGTTCTTAGCACCAGACTGTTCCATCCTTGCCCTGGGCTGACGATAACGCTTCTTCTTGGCCTTTTTACGAGCCAATCCCCCCACCCCCTTCAGATTGAATAATCGGCTGGATACTTGTAGGCGGGAACTTCGTAGTCGAGTTCGAGGTCTAAAAGTTCATAGGCCTCGTCTAGCTGCTTATAGACAGTTTCGATAGCTTCCATGAGAGTCAGGTAGACAATCATGGCTTGGGGATACGAGACAGCGTTCTCTTGCATGAACTTAGCGAGATAGCAAACTATCTCCTGAACTTGAGTCAGATTGTCCGACTCTTGTGTAAAATCGTACATTTCTGACTCCTCCTTATTTAGTAGTAACTCTCTTACTGAGAGAGAATGTCCTCAGTAGCGAACCATACGGTTACTTTCTGAGGTCTTCTGGGCTGATTCGTGGAATCGGTTGTGAGCCGCACCGCCCGAGGTTTCCAACTCTTTGTATATGCTACGGGGACAGAACACTACTCTGAACTTGCGACCTATCTTACGCTTAGGCTAACGTCTCTCCCATTAAGAGAATTACTACTTTTGTGTATGTGCTATGAACCTTATGTTCATCAAGGGCGAGGTATACTAGCCTGAGTCCTTTGGTTCTTTGTGTAGCTATTGCACAGCACCGTCTCTCTCAGCTTCTCGCCTTTGTTGCTTATAAGGTTATTTATCTTCCTCCCTCAATAGAGATTCATAGTATGTGAGTTTCTTTATAGCCCGCTCTATTCTTTTCTCTGCTCTAAAAAATCCGAATATATATTTCGAGAAGTTAGGACTCGTAACAAGGAATCCGTCTATTGTTATTAGTGGCTCTACTTTTATTTTCATTTGTCCTCCTCCCAAATTTTAGGGCTATCTTGTAAATGCTTTTGAGTCTCCTTAAAGCACATATCACAGGCCTCAAATTTGCGTAATATCATCCCATTTTTACCCACCTTATCAAGCTCTGGTATGTCAAACATAATTATGTTAAGGTCCCTCTCTCTTGAAACACGACGTCCACAAACATCGCAACTGTATTTTATTTCTTTCATCTAGTTCTCCAGAATATTTAATATATCCTTATAGGTGTAAATCATTGTCTCTGCTTCTTCATAAACTTCAGATGAGCATCCTTTATCAATGACATCTTGTCTTTCTGCTATTTTAGCCTTTATCTTATCCCTCATCTGGGCTTGTTGGGTGGAGAGAAGATTTGAGATGTCGGTATAAAGTAGTGAACCAACAAGCTGGTCTACACCATCAAACTTATCTTTGCCAATAAATCTGACAACAATGTCTTTTATCTTTGTCTCTACGGATGAATTTTTCATTTATGTACCTCCGCATGATGTTGGCGGCAGAGCCACGCAACATTTAGCTTATTTAGTTTATCGTACCCGTTCCAGTGATGGGCAACGACTTTTTTATCTGACCCACAGATAAAGCAATTTTCTTTTACCATTTTCCCACTTACGAGTGCCTGGTACACAGTTGAATGAGCATTTATTTTATCTCGATGCTCTTTTTTGTACTTCAACGATTTTTCCCTGCGTATTTGAAGATGCTCTTCATCTAATCCTTTTTTATATTTAGATACCTCGATGATGATACACTTCTTACACCTAGCTCTGTGGGGGTAGAAGTCGCATAGAGGCTTACTTTCTCCACAGGAGGTACAAGTTTTCGTACTTGCTTGTTGGTCTATTGGTTCTTTCATAATGACCCCCTTAATATAAATATAATTACTTTAATCCCAAACAATACATAAAAGATAGGTTGGTACAAAAAAAGACCGACAATAATGCCTGTGGCAAATTTGTGGTCCGCTATAAAATCTATTATATATTCTATCCAAGTTGGCAATTCTTCGTATGGCATCAGCTCCTCCTTCTGATTACACTAATATTGTAGGCTTTTATTTTATTATTGTCAAGGATTATTTTTCCTATATGTATTTTTTTGTGGCAAGAATAACATACCCACAAGACTTCTAATGGTTTATCATAATCATTATGGTGTGCCACTAACTTTTTTTCTTCAAAACACACATTACATCTTAATGGGGCGATTATTTCACCAGCACGAACTGCTCTATTAAGTTTTACTTGAGCGTATACTTTTTCTTTATTATTATGTTGCCATCTAGCTATGCACTCTAGCTGCCTATCGGTTCTTAACCTTTTACCTCTGCTATACCATATTTGATAATATCGTGCCTGTTCGTCAGACCTATTCGCTCTATGAACACTTATGGATTCTGGATTTTCTTTTTTCCATTTGACACTACTCTTTTTAACACATGATTTACAAACACTAGGATAGCTTTTATAAAATTCATTGATTTCTGTATTACATTTTGTACATATTTTATTCACTTTAATCTCCTATATAGATTGGGGAGAGATATAGGCCCTCCCCATGAAATAATTATACAGCTTTTTAATTACTCTTTCAAGGGTTTTGTTGACTTTGTCCCTTGATTAACGAACTAGATTTGAGGCTGTCCGTCAAAATGTTATTTAATTAACTTATAACACCAGTAAAATATCGTTATCCAGAGTATAATGGTAGCCATTTAAGGTAAGCTCCTGTCTTATAGACTGTCCAATGAGTCCACCCCCCTTTTAGATATTTATTCTCGTAAGCTACTTTTGAATTGAACACTGGGTCAAAGATTTGGTCTCCGTAGAGTTCATATCCCCAATGATATTGGAATAGGCCAGCGTCTTTTCCGCCATCACTATTAACTGGACTTAATGCGTTAGGATTTAGATTGCTTTCCGCATGAGCTATCGCCATGGCGGTTGGCTGTAATTCCTTTGGCCAGACCTGTTGTATCGCTACAATAGAGTCTGTGAGCTCATACGAGGCCTTCTGTTGAGTTTTTACTGTTGTTGTGGTGTCAATACCCATCTCGGCTGCAAAGTCTCCTCTAGGAGCTTCTATTTTCATTTGCAAACTTTCGGGTAGGCTTATAGCCATCGACTCTTTAGAGTCTAAATCTACCGTTGTTGACTTTCCGTCAATCTTGACTAGGCTTAACATTAAAATCCCCGTAAGGAAGATAATGCAAACTTTTGTTTCAATCTTCGTAATTGTCCTTTCTTTTAAACAATGTTTTTGCCTAGTTTTGATTCTAGGACTTGTCTAAATTTTCAATGTACGTGTTAAGTTAAGATACTTGTCAGCAGATTATCGAGTTTTTCTTCTGCTTCTACCCAATTATTATACATCTCGTGTTCCTTTTTTTGGGCTTTTTCGTTGTTTTGTGGATAGTTTCTTACAGCTTTCCACCTGGCTCTCCATTTATCTGCATCATTTACTGTATTTTGGAGATATAACATCTGTTTTAGGGTCATTTTTTCCATTATGCTACCCTCTTTATTCTAATTTCGTCTTGAGGAAACCACTCGTCATAGAGTTTTACAGTTTCTTCTGCGCCTAGGTTGTCTATTTCTTTTATTTCCTTAGCAGTAAAGCGGTGATATTCGTCAAACTCTTTGCCGTCTGTGAAGTATTCACAATTTGCTTTGCGAAAACCCTTTTTACCTGTGGAATATAAGTATTTCATTTACCCTCCTAGTAATAATTTACTCTTCTAAGAAATCTTGTCAATATTATTTTCTAAGTAAGTCCCTAAAAAACAGATTCCAACTTTGTTTTAATGGTTTTGTCTGCAGCAGTTCTTTATAGGTTTCTTCGCTGATTCTGAAGGTCTTAACTTGATAGCGTATTTTGTCGTTCTGCTCTTCTTTGTTCAAAATATTCCTCCACTTTGTTTTGGTTCCTGATAGCATTTTTACTTCTTCTCCAGGGTGTTCCCTTAAATATTTGGTGGGTCTTTCTGTTCTTCTCTACCCCTATAGTTCTACCACAATTATTACACTTGAATTTGTAATGTATCTGTACACCTGCTATGTCGCCATAGGCTATGTAGTGGAACGGCTCAAGTTCTTCTGAACCACATTTTTCACATTTATAGTCCATTTTCCTCCTTTTTTATATATTACTATAGTATTACATTATATAGCCATAGAAGTAGAACAATCCCTATGCAACCCTTGGCTCGGTGGAAAGCAGTTATATATGTGTTTTAAAACTATATATTCTGTCTTTATCCCCTAGAAGTTAAGAAGTTATCTTAGAAGTTCTACTTGTCAAAGTTCTGTTGGTGTTATCTGCCTTCCCCTCACCAATGGGAGTAAGAGATGACGCTAGCGTTTCTTATCTCTGTTTCAGGACAAGCAGGGGTCTAGCTATGCTTCTCTTTGAGCCTCATGCCCCCTATAATGAAAGAGCCACCTACGCACGGATGCAGGTGACTCAAAAGTCTAGGTTCCGTGCCTTTTCTTTACTTGCATTAATATTATAAACTACCCGTTTATTTTTAGTCAATAATATTTTTAGAAAGAGGGGGAAACCGACAAGAGCTACCGCAATTATCCGCATTTCCCACATCTTCGGGTACTAATTAGTAGTCCGCACAAGCCGAGAAAGATTTCTAGAACCTAGACTGTGCTTCCTGGAACGAGATAGACTCCTGTCTGTCTGTATCCCATATCTGTACCTCAGGTTCTTCGTTGATTCGCCCTGTATATCTCATAATAGCATTTAAGGCTCCCTTAGGATTCTTATATGCCTTTCCAATGAAGTTTTCATCGTCTATCCATACTACCGCAGGGAAATCAGTTCCTGTTGTAGATTTAAATGGCCTAGACACTTTTATTGTGAATAACATAAGTCCTCTTTCTCAAACCCAGATAGTTTATATCTCGGCTCGTGTCTGGACTTGTGTGAACTACTAATTGTCAATGTACCCAGTTAAGATTGTAACATACTTTGTCAAATATGTCAACTTAAGCATGGACTAGAAAGGTATGTCGTCAACTGATATTTCTTCAACTTCGTCTAATTCTAGTGGGTAATCTTCGTCAGTAATTGGTGGCTCTGTATCATTACCGAAATCCTTTATAAAGGTTTCCAAAGCTTCAATTCTTTCGTTAAAGTCTGCTTCTACTGGGTTGTAGATAACAAAGTTATAACCAGTACCCTTTTCTCCTGTCTTTTGACCAGTTTCTTTGTCTTTTCTGTCATACTGATACTCTTCGACTACACCATATAGGGGTTGTCCTTCTTTGATTACTGGGGTATCGGTATCTACACCGTTTTCCTTTACAAACTTGTTAGCTTGATAGCCTTTAAGTCCGTAAAAGGTGTTGTCATACTTAACCGAGATACTTCTTAATGTTTTTCCGTTCCAAACGTTTTTTCTTACTTGGATTTCATTTGCTAAGATTTTAGCCACGATTTTCCTCCTTTGGTCTTCCGACCCTTGCTTTATTTTTATATTCTTCACTTCTCTTGTATTCTTTTTTGGCTTCATTGACTTCATTTAGTTGCATTGGGGTAAGTGCCTCAAATTGTTCAACCAAAATTGGTAAGCCCTTTCTGACTTGTTCAACCATTTTCTTAAACTCGTCAACTTCATCCTTGGTAAGTTCAGATTTAATGCCTCTTTGTTTCTGGACTTCTATAACTGAGCGATTAACATCAGTATAACAAGCCTTGAACAATAGGTCTGAGAGCTCTTCTTGTAGTTCCTGTGGGCTGTTTAGCGGTATTGTGGCACTACGAGCCGAGAAGAAGTCAGAAGTTTCGTAGTTCCCCCAATTTACCTTTTGGGAATAACTTTTAGAAATTGTGATTTCCATTTTATTTACGTTTCCTTTCTTGTTCTCTTACATAGTCTAAGACCATTTCAAATATTTTGCTTGATACATTTCCTCCTTCTTGTTCAACCATTAGTTTAAATTTCTTAAATATCTCTTGTCTGACTTGGCTTTTACCTGACCAAGCTGTGATATTCTCTCCTCTTAATTCGTTCATTAATTCTCCTTACATTTATTATACATTACATCAGTAGCCAAATCAATAGTAATATGTTCACAATTCCTAGTAGTGTGTTTGTCATTTTATCAGTCATACCACCTCCAAATCGTCAAAATCTACGGCGTAGCAAGTAATAGTTCCATTTGTGTCTTTTGGGTATGACATAATCTTCATAGCTGACATCTGAAACTTTTTTCCTATTAGATTTTTAGCTTTTGTAAATTCTATCTCGTTAATTCCTGGAATTACCTTATAGGCTGCGATTAGTACCTTTCTATCGTGCCACCTAGGAGACCAAATCTGTATGTTAGACATTTTCGGTTATCCACCTTTCTGCGAATTTCTGCCATTTCTCGCTTCTCGCAATTTTATCTGCTTGTTCTTCTGTCATATTTCGGCTTTCTTTTATCCCTACATAATCAGCCATAATATCCCAGTAAAAAGTATCTATTAGTTCAATTAGTGTGCTTCCGTTCATTTTAGTTCCTTTCTTTTATTTTTCTTCGTTAAATTCTTGTTGTGAATAGATAAGACCTAGTAGTGCTTCGTTATATGTGTCATAAACCTCACCACTATATCCTGCTTCATTTGAATAAACTTCAAACCAGTTATTATTCTCAAACCATATCTCGCCATTATCGTCATATGGTAAGTCTTTGTCTGTTTTAGGGTTAAAACCACTTCCACGACTTTTACCATCATAGATTAGTTCGTCTTCTTTGTAGATTTTTATTTCACCAGTAGCTACTAGACAGAAGTTATCTGTTTCTGCTACAAGTCCGTCATACCAAAAACTATCTTGGTGTTCTCGGTCTGATAATTGATAGATGTTTAGCTTCATTTCTCTTTCCTTTCTTTTAGTACTTGCTTAATATGATAGTTAGCCGTGAAGAGTGCGTCTTTCACTTCTTCTTGAATTTCTCGGTTTTCTATGTCCTCAATAGTCCAAATTTCTCGGTATAACATTATAATTCTCCATAAGGCGATTTATCGTCAAAATCGTCATTGTTAAATTGCTGCTCAATTTTCTCAAATATTCTAAGTTTTTCTTCCAAACTCTCAACACTCGTTGCGAAAATCTGGGCTTTCTTTTCGCCGTCTATCAACAAGACAGCTTCAATTTGTAATCTTGGCTCGTTAGTTTCACTCATTTTATCCCCTTTCTATGTTAATCCCCAGTAATTCACAAAGCTCTATTTCGTTTTCATACATTTCGCCAGTTCCGTTTGCTGCTATAATGTTTTCCAATTCCTCGGTTAATAGTGCCTTGGCTGTTTCTTGGTCATTTGTTGCGTTTGTGCTAATCCCTAAAAAGTCGGTATAATCTCGGTATGCTTTCACGAAGTCCATTTCACACCTCTTCCCAATTATATTCTTTTTCTGTTCCACTTAGTCCATAAATTACGACTTCTAAATTTTCCTCGTTTTCTAAAACTGCGACTTCAAATTCTGTCATAATTTCGTTTAGTTCCTCGTCATTTGCGACAAAAACTTCTGCGTCTTGGTCAAAACTTTTTAGATATTCTCTTAATTCTTTTACTTTCATTTTTTCTCGCTTTCCAATTCATTATCATTTGTAAAATCTCTAATAATCTCACAAACATGAGTTAGTTGTTCCCCAGTTAATTTTCCCATTTCTTGTAATTCTTCCCCAGCGATTAAGTCTACTAAATATAATTCCATTTTATAGCTCACTTTCTTTTAATTTGTTTAGTGTTGTCTTTAGTCCTTGAATATATCCTTTCATATACTCACTATTGTCTAAGTTTTCCTCAAACTCTATGGTATTTTCTAGCCACAATTTTAGCTCGTGAATTTCCGCCTGTACCCTTGTTAGTCTTTCCTTGTCGTTCATTTTTAACCTTTCTTTAGAACTCTTGGATTACTATCGGATTATCCGACAATACCATTGTGTTATTTTCTAATTCTTCCATTGTTTTAATGTTATAATCTCTTTTAATTTCTTCCATGCTGTCATATTCTGAGAATTCACAACACCATGCTATCGGGTCAAATTCTATGTCTTTGCCAGTTTCTTCGCTTAAATTCTCCATGAATTCTTGCACAACCTTTGCCCCTTTATAGCTAAAATTCTTCTTATAGCTATCCGATTTTACTAGCCACTCGTAAAAGTGGCTTGGGTTTGTAATTGTTTCAATTATCATTTTATCTCTTTTCTAGGCGTTTACGCCCATTTAATTATTTTTAATAATTTATTTTTAAGTCTTTATTGACTATTTATTTCTAATTTCTTTTAATTGTTTTTCTAATTTTTCTAAGGCTATTTTTCCATAAATATCTATCCTGCCTTCTGACCACCTAACATAATAGGCGTTAATTTTATCAACTAATTCTTTTTCAGTCATTATAAACCCCTTTCTATTATTTCTTTTTGTATTTTAATAATTTCTGATTGTGTTTCCATTTTTACCTTTCTTTTATTTATTTCTAATTATATTGTATTTCCATGGGCTATCGTTGAAAAATCTATCATTTTTTAATAGCCTGATTTCTAAGCCTATCCTTAGGTTTTCATTTCCTAAGTCTTTTGTCTGGTCAATATCTTTGACCTCCTGTATTAAATCACCATCCTGTTCGGTTTTTTCTGTTGATAATGTTGAGGAAAATACAATTCCCCTTTCAATTTGGTCTTCTGTTAGTTTTTTATAGATTTTTTCCACTTTATTTGCCTCTTTTCTTTCTTTTAATTTTTTGATAATTCTATAAACTCATTTTGAATTTCTTTAATTGATTCTATTAACTCATTTAATAGAGTTATTTTTTCTTCTGGTGTTTTCATATAAGATAATGTGTCTAATATAGTTTCTTTTAAGTCCACTTTATTTCCTTTCTCTTAGGCTATAAAGCCCATTAATTTCTCAATATTGTTTATATAACTTACTATCATTACCAAGCTAATTATCATTACTAAAGCTGATAAAGTACCTATAATTTGCCCTATTGCTTTCTTTTGTGTTTCTTTTTGTCTTTTCTCTAGTGCTTTATTTTGCATATTTTCTCCTTTATTTTGCTAGTAACAATTGTTGATAAATATAGTCATAATCTGTGCCGATAATTTCAGATAGTTTTTTAAATACACGTTCCCTAATTATGCTATCATGTGCTAGTTTTGGGTAAATATCTCTATAATGGTCCAAATCATCAAATATTGATTGAAAAGTTGCATTTTTGTCGATATAATTACCCTCATTATCTTGATATTCTTTTAAATACCACTTTTTTATATTTTCGTTCATTTTATCCCCTTTTCTTTTTAATTGTTTTTAATATTGTTTTATTTGGTGGCAATAAGTCGAGTTGCACGACTAACTAATATTATTTATAGTTTCGCTTGATATTGCCAAGGTTGGTGGCTTACCGCTTAATTCTGACTAGCCAAACCTACTACCACCGCCAAAGCGGATTGAGGTTTGTGTCCAGTGTGATAAATCGGTTTTAAGTAGTATCTACAACCTACTATGCCACCTAGTTGCTAGTTAACACTTACGGATTTCAACGTATTCTACGTGCTCTAGCTTCATTTTATTATAGACTTTTCAAAATATATCCTTGTTATCAATACTTACCATTTATCAATTCAGCGACAATTTGCGAAATGTTCTAATTTAAAAGTGTTAAATAACTACTATTTATTTTTAAAGTCTATTTACTTGTCAATGTGCCCTTTGCTTAACTTAACTTGGCTAGTGTGGTGTACTCTTGGCAACCTATTTATAACCGCTTTAGGTCGCTAGCTTTGTGTTAAGTTTTTAATGTGCCTGCGTTGTCTTTGAAGTGACTATATGTTCTCATACTCTAGACCATTTGTCAAGCAAATCATTTATCAATGATATAACAATTATATATAATGAGCATAAAAAAGATAAATAACAAGTTCAAGCAATATCCACTTTAAAAGCATATAACCAAGTTATAAAGAATATATTAGAGATAATAAAAGACACAAAAAACGGCAAGTATCTACTTATTATGTTATGGGTAATAGAATAGATAATAGAGTAATAAGTAACAGCGTTAAGCTGGCAATATATCTATAAAGGGGTCAATCTCTTTACTAAACAGAACAAAATAAACTATTTAAATAGAAAACAAGCACAAAATAAGCACAAATACAGCAGGGGGAGGGGGTAGCATCTATAGATACGGGTACATTAAAATGATGTAGGGCGACTCTAAGTAGTGAACGAGCAATATATAATATACATAGGTACATAAGTAAGTAAGGAAAACAATATGCCAGATTTATCATTCTATTGTCGTAGCGACGAGATTTATATAAAACTAAAAAAACTAGAAAATAGGTCTGATTATATTACAGAACTAATTTCTAAGGACCTGGGTATACCGATAGATGGTGCCCCCATTAAGCGTTCCCAAAATGACGCTGTTAAAAAATCTGAAAATAAAGTGAATGTTGTAAAATCCCCAAAAAAGATGGCACACGAAGAGATAGCCAGTCTAAGACCAGACATCTCGCTTGGAATACCAATAAGAGATGATAGGCCAAAGTGTAAGGCGTGTAATATGAATTTAGATAATCTACGTAGATGTTCACAGAAGAAGTGTAAAATGTTTTTAAAGGTTCAATAAGGAGTGATATGAGGGTACTATACGAGAACGATTCAAGAGATAAGATTTTAGAGGGAGTTGAGAAGCTTTCTAAAGCGATTAAAGTAACCCTAGGACCTAATGGTCGGTATGTGATACTCAAACGGAAATACAACACGCCATTTGTAACTAATGATGGAGCTTCGATTGCTCGAATGATTGAATTAGATGACGAAGGTGAGATGGCAGGACTGATGGTTTTAAGAGACGCTTCGACTAAGGTTGATTCTGAGGTAGGAGACGGCACTACCACGACAGTCGTAATAGCGTCTAAGTTGATTAAGGATGCTTCAGAGATAATCTCTAAGTCAATTCTTGCAAATCCTGTTCAGATACGCAAAGAGATTGAAGACTGCGTTCCTGTAGTTTTAGAAGAACTGCTTAAACTAAAGTCAGATAAAGTAAATTTGAAAGATGTAGCCCTCATTTCTAGTAAAGATGAAGAGATAGCTGAGTTAGTTAGTTCTCTTTTGAAGGACAATCTGGATATGGAGGTTATTTTAGATGATTCTCAGACTTCAGAGACTTATTTTGAGAAGGACAATGGCTTTAGGATTAAGACAGGCTCTATCTCTACTAGATTTTTAGATGGAGATAAGAACGAATTTGAAAATCCTTTTGTCCTTTTGATTAAAGGTCGCCTTCTAGATGCTAATCTTTTAAGAGAAGTAGCCGAGAAAGCCGTTAAAGAGAACCGAGGGCTTGTCGTGGTGGCTGATAAATACGACGTTTCAGTCGTTCAGCAGGTCATTATGACAATGGCTGCAGGGTTAAAGGTTGTTTTGATAGAGTCTCCTGACTTCGGAGAAGCCCGTGTAGAGACTTTTAAGGACATTGAGGCCCTAACAGGCGCTAAGTACCAAGAAACCCCTTCTGTTGAATGTTTAGGAGAGATTAAGTCGGTTAAATTTGATATGAACAACACGGTATTTGTGGGTGGTTCAGCTGAAGATAGAATTAGAGAGCTAGAACAGACCAAAACCGTGACCGAATATGAAAAAGAGAAATTAAATCACCGTATAAGTAGATTAAAGGGTGGCGTGGCAACGATTTTTGTTGGAGGAAAAACAGAAGTAGAGCAGAAACAAAGAAAGCCTCGCATTGAGGACGCTGTAAGAGCGTGTAAGAGTGCCAAAGATGGCGTAGTTTCTGGGGGCGGGGTTGCACTTCTACGGGTT